ACAAGCTGTTGACCTTGACACTATGGAAAGTAACATAGCGACTAACAATGCTAAAAACAGCTATCCGACTACAGATGCTACTAAAGTAGGATTCATAAGTATTACTCAGGCAGTAGATTTAGACGCCATAGAAAGCGATGTAGCAACGAATAACGCCAAAGTAGGTATAACTACCCAACAAGCATCAGATATTACTACAAATAATAACAAGGTTAGTATGGTGCTTGGTACGACAGCAGGCACAGCGTTAGAGGGTAATACCGCTTTGCTTCAATTAGGTACTACATCTACTACTGCATTAGCAGGCGATACAACAATCCCTGATAATAACAATCAACTTGAAAATGGTGCAAATTATATTACGGCATCATCTACTGACGCGCTTACAAATAAAAGTGGTAGCAATAGTCAATGGACTAACGATGAAGGATATACAACAAACGTAGGTACAGTTACAGAGGTTACAGTTGGCACAGGTTTAGACGTTACAAATGGCACAACAACACCTAACGTAACATTAGACCTTACTGAAATAACAGTAGGTACAGGGTTAGATACAACAGCAACAGGTATATCTTTAGACCTATCAGAGTTTACAGACATGAGTGCTGATATGGTTGAAACAGACGAGTTTATTGTGCTTGACAATGGCGCAGAAAGACGTAAGGCAGTAAACGAAATAAAATCAACTCTATTTAGTAACAATGACCTTTACAAAGTTATAGGTGTTGCAACAGATCATTCAAGTAGAGTACTATCAGATAGTGGCACATCAGAAGGTGCTACAAGTATTATGCAAAATTTTGAAATTTTAATAGCAAACTAATGAGTTTATACGATAAGGCAAGCATAGCGATGATACCGAGTGGCTACAAAGCGAGTACACTTTACTCTGTTATTCCAGCAAACGGAAACGGAGACTTTTCACACATTAGAGGTAATACAGATGCTACTAGAGTAAATAAAGACGGACTAATTGAGAACGTAAGTAGCAATATACCTAGATTAGACTACCCACTAACAAATGGACTAGCCGGAGATTGTCCGAATTTGCTTGTAGAACCGAGTAGAACGAATATATCGCCTGATTCAGAGAGAATGGATTTGTGGAACAGTTTAAGAGTTACAAGAACAATTAATTCAGGTGTTTCGCCTGATGGCGCAAATACTGCTGTAAAGGTAGCTATGACATCTGACACTGGAGAACATTCAGTTTATGATGGTGTTAGTGTTTCATCAGGCACTACATATACAAATAGTATCTTTATCAAAAGAGGTACAGGTAGTGCTGATTGGCAGTACTTTCAATTTAGATATCGTAATGGTGGTTTTGGTACAGGTGGTGGTGTTGTTGTTGATATACATAATGGCACAATAACTTATAATTCAGGTTTAACTGATTATGGTATTGAAAACTATGGTAATGGTTGGTACAGGGTTTATATTACTCAAACAGCTACTACTACTTCATCAAGTGCAGGTCCTGTATTAGCTTTTAATGAAATTGCTAATGGTTATGATGTAAGCATAGTTGGTAACATAAATGCTGATGTTTTAATATGGGGAAGTCAAATCGAAGCAGGAAGCTATCAAACTTCATATATCAAAACGTCAGGTGGTCAAGTAACTCGCTCTAGCGATGCTTACTATAACTCTGGAACAACAGCAGATTTTAACGACAGCGAAGGAGTTTTATTCGTAGAGATTGCTGCTCTAGGTACAGACGGAATTACAAAAAGATTATCAGTATCAAGCAGTGGCACTAGCGCAGATTATGTAATACGAATTGAGTTTAGACCAACTGAAAACCAGATATATGGTGTAATTTTTGTAAACCCCAGCAACGTAGCGGTGCTAACGCATACAGTATCTGACTGGACACAGATGAACAAAGTAGCTGTAAAATATAAAACCAACGATTTTGCTTTGTGGATAAATGGAGTTGAAGTTTCAACAGACTCATTTGGTAGCACTGGCACTGGATTGGGTACACTTCGTTTAGACAGCGGAAGTGGCGGCAACAGTTGGTACGGAAACCTTAAACAATTAATCTATTTCAACGAGGCACTTACAGACACCGAACTACAAACTTTAACAAGTTAAAAAATGGGATATATATTTAAAAAATACGAGTTTGACTCACAAGAACAAGCAGAGGAAAAAATAGCAGCTTTGCCTCACAATACAGATGATGAAGGTAACAAGTGGCTTGAAGCAAGACACACTATTGTAAAGCTAGGTTACCTATTAGTTACCGAGCCAGTTTATGACGATAACGGAGAGGTTGAAATAGAGGGTTTAGCATCTGACAAATACTCTGTTGATGTACTATGGGAAGGACTAGACGAAAGTCCGTATGGCTGGAAAAGTTACGAAGTTAACCCAGAGGGCAACGGTGTACACACTTTTGCGGGTTGGTCGTTTAATTCTAAATAGATAAGAAATGTCAGAGTTGTCGAAAGATACTAAATTCAGTATGAGCATAGAAACTATTGTATCTCTTGCTATCGGTATAAGTACTGTTACAGCATTTTACTTTAGCTTAAAAGCACAGATTGATAGAGCTATGGAATTACCTGAACCTGTTATCTCACGACAAGAGTACGACCTAAAAGATAACGCCATCCGTTCAGAGATTATGAATAATCGTGAGCTGATAGAAAAGAACTTTGAGAAACTTGAACTGATTGAGCAGCGTGTATATGAATTAAGATGAGAGCTTTAATAGTCTTAGCGTTTTTACTTTTTACCCCTACATCTTTAGGTAAGGTAGAAAAAAAAGATATTACAGTATTACAAGTTAATACACAATGGAATAAACATCATAATTTAGACCTTAATGGACTTATAGGTTGTGATGTACAATTTGCTTGGTTAGAAGAGCAAAGCGATAATTTTAAGAAGCAAGTACAAACAGTACCTGTTATAGTTGTTTATTATAAAAACAAACCTGTACGTCAATGGTCTGCTGATTTAAGTTTTAAGTTAGACATAGATATAAATGAAATACAAAGCGTAGTAGATAGATTATGAAATACTTTAACTATTATGAGTTTGACTCACCAGATGTTCAAGGTTCTGGTCAGTTAATGGATAAACAAATTTTAGAAATGCTTGATCTTGTAAGAGAAAAGTTTGACAAACCAATACATATAAACTCTGGTTATAGAACATCAGCACATAACACTAAAGTAGGCGGTAAACAAAACTCAAGTCACTTAAAAGGACTGGCTGTAGATATTGCTTGTAATAACTCTAGAGATAGACATGAGCTTTTATGGTGTTTACAAGATGTAGGCATTAATAGAATTGGTATTGCAAAAACATTTATACATGTTGACATAGATAAAGACAAGGATAAAAACGTTATTTGGACATACTAATGAAAAAGCTACTACAATTAATCTCGGGCACTCTAGTGAAAGATATTGGTAAAGTAATAGATAATCTTACCACAACCGACGAAGAGCGCTTAGAAGCAAAGAGAGGCATACAGGAACTATTAGAAAAAGCTGATAAAGATGCACAAGAACAAGTCACAGAGAGATGGAAGTACGATATGCAAAGTGATAGCTTTCTTTCGAAAAACATTAGGCCAATTATTATGGTATTTCTTACAGGAATGTTTACAGTTCTTGCTTTTACCGATGGTAACATTGGAGGATTTGAAATACAGAAAGAGTACATACCAATCTTTCAAACATTATTGGTCACAGTATATGGAGCATACTTTGTTGGCAGAACTTGGGAGAAAGGTAAAAAAAGTAGTTAATAACTTTCTGTCTTGACAAAATCTTTTTTATATAATTTTACAAACATACTTCAGCAACCTAATAAAGTTGGACGGCTGTTGGAACAGGTAACTAAATTTTTCTTTTTTACCTGGCTTTTTTCTTTTTTCTTTTTACTCTTTTTCTTTTTTCTTTTTAATTCTAATTTATTATATTTATAAAATAATGGTTACATATATGATTGATAAAATTTTAAACTATAAAACAGTATCTATTAAAGACAAAATAGATAGATTATTAGAATTAGATGCTAATATGTATACAGAATTAGGATCTGACTCTACAAAGATAGAAAGACTAGAAGCTAAAAAAAAATCTAAAGTTATATATAGAGCAATTAAAACTTTAAATAAAGATCTGGGTGAGATGCTTTTAAAAAACCCATGCTAAGTGAGAAAACAATCTAGAAAAAATATAGTAAAAAAACTAGATAATGCCTTTAGTGAATTCATACGACTACGATACGCTGATGCACATGGGACTACCGAATGTTTTACATGTGGAAAAAAAGATCATTGGAAAAAATTGCAGTGCGGACATTTCCAATCAAGAAAACATTATGCAACAAGATGGGACGAAGTGAATTGTCAAGTGCAATGCTCGGCTTGTAATGTGTTTAGATATGGTGAACAATATATATTTGGAATAAATTTAGATAAAGACTTTGGAGATGGTACAGCTGACTCTTTACATGATGCATCAAGACAAGTTGTTAAATTTTCAAACGACGATTTATTAGAAAAGCTTGAGTATTATAAACAACAAATCAAAAATTTTTCTCTGTAATTTCTGTTTGTGATTGGAAAAGCCGGTGGTATTAATTTACTGCCGGTTTTTTTTTATTAAAAAGTTTTTATATATTTACATAAATTAATTTTATATGACACATACAGATGATTTATTACGACTTAAAAATGCTAGGATAAAAGCATTAGAAAGTGAAGTTGAAAGACTTGAAAAAAAAGTAGAATTTTATGGAGCACAATTAGAAGTTATAGAAAATGGAAAAGAATATATACAATAAGCTTTTAAAAGTGCAAAAAGAGATTGGAACTATTAGTAAAGAAGTAACCAATCCGTTTTACAATTCTAAGTATTTTGATATTAACTCACTATTAAAGCAGTTAACACCATTATTGCAAAAGCAAAACTTAGTATTGTTACAACCTATCCAAGATGGTCAAGTTAAAAGTGTAATTATAGACACAGATGGTGGTAGCGTAGAGTCTTCTATGTTTTTACCAGAAATATCTGATCCACAAAAACTTGGTAGTGCTATTACTTATTACAGACGTTATACGTTACAATCTTTATTAGCTTTACAAGCAGAAGACGATGATGCTAATGCTACTGTAAATGAAGTAAAAGACAATAAAAAATGGTTGAATTTAAATACACCTGAATTCAGTAAAGCAACTGAGTTTATTAAAAACGGTGGTAAAATTCAATCTATTCAAAGTAAATATAAATTAAGTAAATCAGTTAAAGAAGAGTTATTAAAATGGCAGGACTAGTAAATGTAAGTTTAGATCTAAGTAAAATAGACAAAACAAAAGTTAAAGACGGTAAATATCTAAATGCTATTGTAGCAATTGGAGATGACACAAATCAATATGGTCAAAATGCAAGTATGTATATTTCTCAATCAAAAGAAGAAAGAGAAGCTAAAGATGCAAGAACATACATTGGAAATGGCAAAGTTGTTTGGAACGATGGAAACATTGTAAATGCTGAAAAAGTAGAGCAAGTAACAAACACAGAGCAAAATCCACAAAGAAACGACATAGACGATTTGTTAGACTTTTAATCTACGGGGAGTTAACGCTCCCCTTTTTTTATGTTAGCCGAAATAAACAAACTACAAGAGAATATACTTGACATAAAATACGGTCGAGTAAAAGAAGGACTTAAAATTGATGTTACAGAAATAGATGAGCATTTAAGATTTAAGCAAGGCAACTTTAATATAATTATTGGCCACGCTAATGTAGGTAAAACAACTGTGATAATTTATATGATGTTGCTTTATACTATTAAACATAAAATCAAATGGCTAGTTTTTTCTGCTGAGAATACTCCACAAAGCATAGCGAGAAAAATAGTAGAGTTCAAATCAGGTAAACCAATTACAAAAATGTTAGATGAAGAAATACAAAATACGCTTGAATGGGTAAATGAGTATTTTAAAATCATTGACGTATCAGATGCTTATACTTATAAAAAATTATTAGACGAAGCTAAGTTAGTTAAAAAAGATTTTGATTATCACGGATTGCTTATTGATCCTTATAATTCTTTAAACAAAGATAGAAACTTACTACGCGGTATAAACTCACACGAGTATGATTATGAAGTAGCAAGTGAATTTAGATTGTTTTGTAAAAATAATAAAGTATCTATTTGGTTAAACACTCACGCTGTAACGGAAGCACTTAGAAAAGTACACACTAAAGAACATGAATACGCAGGTTTGCCATTACCACCGAGTATGGCAGATGTAGAAGGTGGCGGTAAATGGGGTAACAGAGCCGATGATGTATTTACTATTCATCGATATACTCAGCATCCTACAGAATGGATGTACTCTGATATTCATGTAAGAAAAATAAAAGAAGTAGAAACTGGTGGAAGGCCAACTCCAATAGAAGAACCAATAAGATTAAGAATGGTTAGAAATAATGTTGGATTTGAATTCCTTGGTGTTGATATACTTCATTCTAATAATACTAATGTAAACGAACTTTTAGACTTCTAATGAGTGCTTGGTTAAAAATAGTAGCAAACGAACATGATCATTGGATCAGAATTATAAACTCTTTTGGCGAATATGACTATGCTGAAGATATTGTACAAGAAATGTATTTAGCTTTAGAAAAATATGCAAAGCCAGATAATATAATTAAAAATGGCAAAGTTAGTAATGGCTATGTATTTTTCACTTTAAGATCTTTATACTATCAATTTTATAATGCAAAAAATAAAATAAATAAAGTTAGTATAGATGACGTACAACTTGAGCATTTTAGTAACTTAGAAGAACAAGAAGCTTATAACAAATTTTGTCAAACATTAGATAAATATATAGACAAATGGCATTGGTATGATAAAAAACTATTTAGATTGTACCGTGATACAGATATGAGTATTAGGAAACTTGCTAAAGAAACTGGAATAAGTTGGGTAAGTATATTTAACACTCTTAAAAAATGTAAAATAGATTTAAAAGAAAACTTCACTGAAGACTATGATGATTATATAAACGGAGACTATGAAAGAATTTAAAGGAGACAAGCGTACTAAAGCTTATAAAGACTGGAAAAAGAAATATAACAAAGACTCTAAAGGAGTTGGTGATACAGTAGAAAAAATAACCAAAGCAACTGGTATTAAGAAAGTAGTTAAATGGTTAGCTGGTGAGGATTGTGGTTGTGATCAAAGACAACAAGAACTTAATAAGCTTTTGCCTTATAAAAAACCAAAGTGTTTATCAGAATGGGAATTTAATTTTTTACATGATTGGTATGAAAGAAATACTAGTATAATGACACGTAAAAATCAAATTGAATTCTTAAAGATTTACAATAGAGTATTTAGTGACAAGAAAAAAATTAGCTCATGTAGTACTTGTGTAAAACAAATTGTGTTAGATTTAAAGAAAGTTTATCAAAAATACTTATGACATTATTTCAAAAACAAACATTCCTTGCAAATTACAGTTACTTAGCAACTCAGCTTATAGATGTTATGGAACGAGCTGCAAATAGTAATTCAAAGAAAAAATATCAAAATGCAAAAAACCTTGTTGATGCACTCAATGAAGTTTATATGTACACAAGATTGCTAGAAAATGAAGAACAAAATGCTCAACAAAAATTAGTTATTGAGCGTACAGCTAAATTAAGAGCAGTTGAATCATTAAAAAAAATAAGAAAAGATGGGTGATATAATTAGTAAATACTTTGAGATGTTAGAAGATGGCGAATGGACTTCTAATAATACTAGAGAAAATAGAAAAGATCAGATAGTAGAAAATGTAAAAACATTATACGATATACGAGCTATAAAAGGTAAAAACCGATATGGTGTTACTATGGATCGTAATGACTTAAGTTTTTTAGAATGGTTAACACATTTGCAAGAAGAACTTATGGATGCTACAATATATTTAGAGAAACTTAAATTTGAGTATAATAACAACTCTAAAGAGAAATGAAAATTGATTACGCACAAATAGGCTTAGTAGGTATTTTGATTAGTATAATTTTTTATCTACTATGTAATTAATTGTAAATAAATTGTTTATATTTGTATAAAATAAATATAAATGAACACAAAAGAAATTACATTTTACGACGTTTATCTTACAGTTGACTATGACTATAGTCCTGAAGAACCAACAATATGGAGATACTCTAATGGAGATGGCCATCCAGGTAGTCCAGCTTACGTAGATATACTTGATATACGTGTACAAGATACAAGCATATTAGTAGTATTTAGTGACGATTTAATTGAAAAACTAGAGGAAAAAATACTCGATGAACATTCTTAAAGAAGCAGATAAAATAATCAATGATCGTTCTGAAGAGAAAGAACGTATGTATGGGCCTTTTAGTAAAGGTATGGAAAGAGCAGCTATAATTGCTTCAGCTAGTACTGGTAAACATATTACAGCTAAAGATATGTATTTATGTATGGTTGCTTTAAAACTATCTAGAGAGTCTTATAATCACAAAGAAGACAACTTATTAGATGCTGTAGCTTATTTAGGCGCATTAAATAATTACGAAAACGGAGAATAATGAAAGTAGCAATGCTAAATTTACTTGGTAATATACCAATAAGATTAAACTCTCATAATGCTGGTTGGACTTTTTGTTTAGCTAGTATTATAGAAGATAGATCAGGAGTTTATCCTGATTTTATAAATGACGCTAAAGATATTAAAAACTATGATTATATAGTTATCAATAATGGTATAAACTATAAGAAAGATCAATGGAATTTTTTTGGCGGTGTACAAGAATCTACTATTGAAAAGCTACAAGAGTTATCTAAGTTTAAAGGTAAATTGATATCTTATAATGAAGAGGTTGAGTTTGATAGTTTATTAAAGCGTAAAGAGATAACTCAAATACCAGATAAAAAAGTATACTTAAAGCATACAGAGACAGGTGATAATATAATTATAGGTGACTCACATTCTTTGTCTATATTTAAAAAAGGATATAATATAAAGCGGATAGATGGTAAAACATTACATGGTTTTTTAAAAGATCCTTATAGTTATTATGATTTAAATAATGCTAAAAAAGTATATATGTATTTTGGCAATATAGATATACGTTTTCATATAATGAGACAAAGTAGTCCTATGAATGCTATAAAAGATTTATGTGATAAATATGCTAAATTAGCTTGGGAACTATGGAATAATGAATCCGAGGTATTTATACAAGGTTTATTACCTATAGAAGATGAGTCAAGAAAAATACCTGGTACTGGTCTATATAAAGATAAACCATTTTTTGGTACTCAAGAACAAAGAGAGCAGATGCGTATTTTATTTAATGACTATATGCGTCAGCATTCTAATCAATTTAACTTTACATTTGTTGAGCCTTGGTTAGATAGTCCTTTAAGTTTTGATGATATGGAAGCAAGACAATCAGTACATGTTAGACCTAGTTCATATTTATATAAAGATACTTTTGTATGTTAGATCAATTTAAAGATTATTATAATAAAGCTAAGTTAAACCAACAAAGACTTTACCAAGGTTATAACTGGACTAAAGAAGATATAAATGATGATTTAGTTTGGCATATACCAATATATGATGTAGTTAATAGACGTTATGCTGCTTTTAGTAGTTTACTTGAGGCGTTAAAATTAAAAGATAAAGATCCTAAAGGTAATGGTAATTATTTTTTAAATACTAGCTTTAGTAATTTTGATTTTATTTTTTTATGTTATTTATTTAGACTATGTGGATCTGGTATTAACTATATACCTAAAAGAGATTTGCCTTATGGTTCTCATGGCTTTGGTAATTTTTGGATAGTAGACTCTTTAAAAAATGGCAGATATAATAAAGATCAATGGCTAGATGATTTGCCTGATAAAAAGTTTAGTGATAATAAAGGTTATTTATTACCTATGATATCTAAAGGTTTAAATGCTTTTATTAAAGAAGATGCATTAGAGTTAGTTAATCATATATTTAAAAATCTTGAATGGAACCCTGAGATCTATCAGATAGTAGATATAGGAAACAAATGGCTTATTGATAAAGGATATAAAAGACAGAACTTTGTACTATGTGCTTTTGCTATGGATTTAGCTGAGTATTTTCCTAATATAATATCTAGAGATAGTAAAGTATATATAGGATCTAATGCTAAAAAATGTTTAAAGCAGATATTTCCTAAAGCTAAAGGTATTGGTACAAACTTAGATAACACTAATAATTGTTTAGAATACCTTTGCGATATAACCGGAAACTATAGTAAGAAATATGACATGGAAGATGTTGCTTGTGACTTTATAAGATATATAGATAATTTTCAAAGTAAGCATCATATAGAATTTAACAACGGAATAAAATACTATAATAATGTTTTTAAACAAACAGAAGTATAAAGAGAATAATGATATAAAAGGTTTTATGAATTTAGACTATTATCTAGATTTAACTAAAGACTTTAGTTCTTCTTTTGGTGATTTTAATGTTAAACAAGTAAATGGCTTTAATGTTATAGACGAATCAGAATCTTGCGAGGTTGGTTATAAAGCAAGAAGTGGTGAATTTTTTATACAAGAATTAGTAGCTAAAGGTATTACTAAAATAGTTTACGTACAACCTAGAAGAGGTTTTGCTGGTATATCATTGTCTTGGTTATGTAAAAAATATAATTTAGATCTTATATTAGTTATGCCTTCTTCTAAAGAAGTTAGTGATCACCAAGCTTTATGTATTGAGTTAGGTGCTAAGCCTTTGTTTGCTAGAATAGCAGCTATGCCTAACGCTAATAGTTTAGCAAAAAAATATGCTGATAAAATAGATGCATATTATATACCACTAGGATTGAATCATCCTTATGTAATAGCAGGTGGTGTTAGATCTATTTATGATTATTTTAAAGACAAAGAAAAACCTAATACAATGTGGAGTGTAATATCTACAGGCGTACTTAGTAGATCAATGCAGATAGCTTTACCAGATACAGAATTTAAAGCCGTTGCTGTAGCAAGAAACATACAACAAGGTGAGTTAGGTAGAGCAGAGTTTTATTCATATCATAAACCATTTAATAGCAAATCAGATTTAATACCAGATGAGTTTGATTGCGAGAACTCTTATGACTCTAAAGGTTGGGACTACATGATTAAATATGGCAAAAAAGGTGATTGGTTTTTTAGTGTAGCAGGAAATGCTAAACTACCTACTATAGATAAAAGTACTATAGACTCTTATAGAGACTGGAATGATTTAAAAGATTTTAAATAATTTTTATTATATTTGTTAAACAATAATTAACATGAACTTTAAAACAGCACAAGAAGCTTTTGAGTATCTTTATGAAGATATAAAACAAAATGGTATTGACTTTAGTAATACTAAAGCTTTGTTTAATGTTGGTTTTTATATAGAAGATCCAATAAGTAATAGAATAGATACTAACTATAGAAAATGGAGTGAAGTATATGCTAATGCTGAATGGCAATGGTATTTATCTGCTGATAATAATATAGAAAAATTAGGTGAGATATATGGTAAAGTACCTGCGATATGGAAACGTATGGCAAGAGAAGATGGTACAGTCAATTCTAATTATGGCTGGCAATGGTCTAGAGAAGCTCAATTAGATAAAGTAATAGATATACTTAGAAAAAATAAAACAACAAGACAGGCAACAATAAGTATTTACGATGGTAAAGAGATAAATAGCTATAAACATGATACACCATGTACTTATGCGGTACAATTTACTATTATAGATAATAAACTATGTATGTCGGTATATATGAGATCAAATGATTTATGGTATGGATTTTGCAATGATCAATATCAGTTTTCTATGTTACAACAAAAAGTAGCACAAGAATTAAATGTCCAAGTCGGGTGGTATTATCACCACGCACATAACTTACATTTGTATAACGATAAATTAAATAATAATGACTGAGTTTAAATTAATTAGAAACTGGGCAAAAAAACGTGGCATATATGACAAAGGCGACGTAAAAACACAATTAATAAAATTATATGAAGAAACAGGAGAACTATCAGAAGCTATTCTCAAAGGTGATCAAGAGGAGTTTATTGACGCTATCGGTGATACCGTTGTGGTACTCACTAATCTTGCCGCTTTGGGTGATGTCGATATTGAGCATTGTATTAAGCACGCGTATGGTGAGATCGCTTCTAGAACTGGAAGTATGGTTAATGGAACATTTGTAAAAGATAAATAATGAGAGTAGTAACCAAAAAACCAACATGGAAACACGTAACATTCACAACACCTAAGATAGGATTTAAAGAATGGGCTAAGCAAGGACTTAAAGTAGTTATCAAAGATGAGTCTTTTGAATTTAAGACAGAAGATCAATTACATGCATTACATGTTAATTTAAATGGATCTTTTCATGGTGACAGTAGTTGTTGGATCAGTGTTGATGAGATCAAGTCAATACATGCTAAAGCAGGAAGAGCAGAAAAAATACAACTATTAAATGGTGAAACATATAACAAGCCTGAGTTATTAAAAAGAATGTATGATGATAGCTTTTATTATGGTGAACTTGGTAAATACGCATTGAGCTCATCTGCTATAAAATCTTTGATAACTTCACCAAAAGAATATGCTAGAAGCTTAAACTATAAGTCAGATAGTGGTGCTTTTAAAATGGGTAGACTTATTCATTTAGCAGCATTAGAACCAGATAAAATAGATACACTTTGTCACGTTGTAGAAGTACAATCAGAAGTAACTAAAAAATTCAAAGATAAAGTAGAAGAAGTAGGTAGTAAAGATTTTGTATTTACAAGAAAAATGTATGACAAAGCTATGTATACTGTAGATGCTTTACTACAAAATGATATATGGCAAAACTTAACTAGAGATGCTATATTTGAACAACCAGGATTTGATATATTAAATGGTTATCCTTTTAGAGCTAAAGCAGATGTTCTTGGATCTGACTATGTTGCTGATTTAAAAACAACATCAGATTTACGTGCATTTCCTTACGCTGCTAAGAAATACGGTTATGATGTGCAAGTTTATATTTATTGCAATTTATTTAATGTAGATTATGACAACTTCTTTTTCTTTGCTATCGATAAAGGGACAGGTGATTTAGGTTATTACAATGTTAGTAAAGAATTTTATGAATCTGGTAAAGCTAAAGTAGAATACGGCTTAAAAGTATTTGAGACTTACTTTGTCAAGCAAGACCAAGAACTAAATGAATACGTTATCAAAGGAACACTATAGTGATTATTTTTACAAGCTAACATATAATAGTGTATACGAAGGTAGCTCGTTGCAAGAAATAAATAACATATTAAACGTATACGAGGAACTAGAAGACTATGAAGCTTGTGAAGGTATAAACAAAGCATTGAAAGAAATAAAAATAATGACATTAAGCGATTTTATAGACAAAATAAATTATATACATGGAAGATTATCACATTAAAAAGATTAAAAAATTAGTAGAACAAGAGTACGGTTACTTTGTAGACTCACCTACTAGAAAAAGAGAAGTAGTAGAAGCAAGAGGAATGTACTACACAATACTAAAGGAATTTACTAGTTTAAGTTTAGCTGCTATTGCTAGAACAGTAGGTAAGAATCATGCTACTATATTATATAGTTTAAAAAACTTTAAGCAGTGGAGAAAAGAAAATAAATACTTAGATCTTGCTTATAGAAATATAGTAGACAAATTATCTATGTTAGACGAAGTAGACTCTTTTAACGATATTAAAGAGCTAAGAAAAGAATTGGTAAGACTAAAATTAGAGAATCAGAATCTTAAAAACATCGAGCAAAAGAAAGACTCAATAGAAGAACTAATTAAAGACTTACCTATGGATAAAGTACAAGAAGTAAAAGATAGAGTAAAAGTAATGATACAATCCTACTCTTGGAAATATAAAGACAAAGTAAAAGTTTATCAAGCTAATGCTACTGTATTATGATACTATATATGAATTTACAAGGATTGATAGTTTGCTTAGGAGTTGCTATATGCTTTTCTATATTAAGCTACTTGAAAGGATTTGAAGATGGGTCTAAAGATAAATAATTTTACTTGTATTGAACATATATTCGGTGATAGGTTATGTAAAGACCAATGTGATCTTTGTTTAAAATACGATAACGATAATGAGACAAAAAAAATTAACACAACAACAAAGAATAGTAAATCTTGAAAAAGCAGTAGCTAATCTTTATATGATGATCCAAGCTTTGATAGACAAGTTACCTAAAGAGAGTGATTAACAAAATACCTTTTTTTTTATTATTTAATTGAATAATCAATTTTTTTCAAATGAAAGGTGGAGCAAGACCAGGAGCAGGAAGACCTTCTAAAGCAGATGAAGTCAAGTTAATAGAAAGACTTGGTCCGTTAGAAGACAAAGCTTTTGAGGCATTGGAAAAGGGTATTGAGTCTGGAGATTTTAAGTATGTACAATTGTTTTATCATTATTATGCTGGTAAGCCAAGAGAAACAAAAGACATTACTTTAAATACAGAACAACCCTTATTTGAACTCTAAGAGACTTTAATGGAGTTTGTAGTAACTACAGCAATAAAGAAATTACATGCGCTTAGAGAGCGTGTAAAGGTTGTTAGAGGAGGTACAAGTGCTGGTAAGACATTTGGTATTATACCTATTCTCATAGACAAAGCAATAAGAGAAGAAGGACTAGAAATATCTATAGTAAGTGAGTCAATACCACATTTAAGACGTGGAGCATTAAAAGACTTTCTTAAGATCATGATGGCTACTAACCGTTATAGAGATAATCAATTTAACAAGTCGACACTTAAATACAACTTTGCTAATGGTAGCTATATTGAGTTCTTTAGTGTAGATCAGCCAGATAAATTACGTGGAGCAAGAAGACATATATTATATGTGAATGAGAGTAACAATGTTCCATTTGATTCGTATTACCAATTAGCTATTAGAACATCAAGAGATATATGGTTAGACTACAATCCTGTAAGTTCATTCTGGGTTGACAAGGAGGTCTTAAATTCTGAAGATGTAGATTTTATCACATTAACTTATTTAGACAACGAGGCGTTACCTGAGTCAATTGTAAAAGAAATAGAGTCAGCTAAGATTAAAGCAAAGACAAGTACATATTGGTCTAACTGGTGGAAAGTATATGGACTAGGACAAATAGGAAGTCTAGAAGGTGTATGCATAAAAGACTGGAAAGAAATAGATCTACCAGAAGAAGCAAGGATATTATGTTACGGTATGGACTTTGGTTATAGTAACGACCCTACAAGTTTAGTAGCTATGTATAAATACAATGATGCATATATATTTGATGAGATAGTCTACAAGAAAGGATTGTTGAATAGTGAGATAAGTAACCTACTAAAAGCTAACGATATTAAAGATGTAGTATATGCAGATAGTGCTGAGCCTAAGTCTATTGCTGAATTGAACCACTACGGACATACGGTATTACCTGTAAAAAAAGGTAGAGATAGTATTGCATACGGTATAAACTTAATAAACCAAAATAAGATCTTTATAACAAGTAGAAGTAAGAACCTTATAAATGAATTAAGGAATTACATATACATGATCGATAAACAAGGTAACACTCTTAATAAACCTATCGATGCTTATAATCATGCTATAGATGCTTTACGGTATGCTATAACAAGTCAACTTGAAAACCCTAACAAAGGTGAATACCATATCTGGTAGCTTATTTATAATTAGTATAAATTAACAAGTTATTGTCATAGTTTATAAATTGTTTATATATTTACACTATGAAATTTACAGAACAGTTATCAAAACAAGTAGAAGAATTAAGAGAACTTATAAAAGAGCAAAATGAATTATACAAACATTTCGAAACAAGAGAAAGTAAAATACTTAACAAGTGGTGTAGTAACCATATTAGTAAAAGACAAAATAAAAGTAATTACTAAAGATGATAAAAGCTTCAATAGGTTATATAGAAAATGGTTTAGGCTTCAAAGCCATGAATTGGTGTAACCATAATGATATTAAGATCTACCCTGTACCTTTAGAAAAGAAATACAATGGTGGTAAATACGGACAACATTGGTGTGTAATTGAAATAGATAAACAAGGCATAAAGAAAAGAGGCACACAATGGTATACACAAAATATGAAACTTACAGATAAGATATTAGAGCTTTACGTATACTTCTATAATAGAAGGTAGTTTTTTTTCATTTTGTTTTAATTAGGTAGATTGGCAGCTTTTATAGTTGCCTTTCTCTTTATACAAGACTTTCAAAGTTTTATTATTATAATATGAAGATTGACATTTATATACCAGACTCTTTAAGTGAGATAACATTAGGTCAGTATCAAAAGTTTTTATCTATAGCTAAAGACAAAGAGCAAGACTTATTTATCCAACAAAAGATGATAGAGATCTTTTGCAAGTTAGACTTAAAAGACATAGTCGATATTAAATACACTAGCCTTAGAAGCATTATAGATCACTTTAATGAACTATTTAATAAAGATCATAAACTAATACAGTCGTTTAATTTAAATGGCTTAGAGTTTGGCTTTGTACCTAAGCTAGACGATATTACATTTGGTGAGTATGTAACATTAGACACTTATTTATCAGATTGGAAAAACATAGACAAAGCAATGGAGGTTCTTTATAGACCAATTGTTAGTAGATATAAATACCTTTACAATATAGAAGCTTACGAAGATGGTAGGCATGATATGAGTAAAATGCCATTAGACGCTGTATTAGGTTGCATTGTTTTTTTTTACAATTTAAGCAACGAATTATTGAAAACTACCCTGAACTATTCAGCGAAACAAGCCAACAAGATTATAGCAGAGCAGCGAGCTTTGGGAAAAAGTGGGGATGGTATCAATCAATCTATGCAATCTCTCAAGGAAGCCTTAAAGACTTTGAGCAAGTTGAAAACACAAACGTTCATAAATGTTTAATGTATTTAGCTTTTGTAAAAGAAAAGAATGAAATTGAGCAAGAAAGAATAAAATCAAAAATGAGAAGATGATAGGATTTTATAATGTATTAGAACAAATAAAAGACACATTAGGAGCTGAGCCTTTTGTTAACACAATAACTTACGGCAATATAGATGATGTTGATCTTAATAAGCAAAACATATTTCCTTTGTCTCATATTATTGTAAACAATACAACAATACAAGAAAGAGTATTGACATTTAATATATCAGTATTAGCAATGGATGTTGTAGATATTTCTAAAGACGAAACAACAAACATATTTAGAGGTAATGATGATGAGCAAGATATATTAAACACACAACTAGCAGTATTAACAAGATTAAGCTCAATTCTAAAAAGAGGTACGTTATACGATAATAAATATCAATTAGATGGTGATGTAACTTGTGAACCATTTGTAGATAGATTTGAAAACAAGATTGCTGGTTGGACCGGAACATTTAGCATTATAGTACAAAATGATATGACAATATGCTAGATAATACTCAACAAGCTTTAGAGGATTTTAAAAAGTATGTTATACAACAAGCTCGTACTAACCTAACAAAAGGTAAAAAGAATGTTGATGGCAATCTTTATAAAAGTCTACAAGGATTTGTTGAAAAGTCTCCTGCTGGTTTTAGGCTTTATTTTGAAATGGAAGACTATGCTATGTTTCAAGATAAAGGGGTAAGTGGAATTAAGAAAAAATATAATACACCTTTTAGTTATAAATCTAAAATGCCACCTATTAAACCACTACAGCTTTGGGCAAAAAAAGAAATATAAGACTAAGAGACGAAAAAGGACAATATAAAAAAGGTAATTATAAAACTATAGGATTTTTAATAGCGAGATCTATATTCGAAAAAGGTATAAAACCAAGTTTGTTTTTTACAAAACCATTTGAACGCGCTTTTAAGAGGTTACCAGAAGACCTTAGAGAAGCTTTTGGAGAAGATCTAAATAAATTATTATAATGGCAACAAAGATAAACGTACGAAGCCCCTTTTATAAGAAAACAGAAGATAGCAGTTTAGCTTCTGCTACAATGCAGTTATATATCTACACAGGTGTACTAACAACAGACAAACCTGCTTCGCCACAATATACCATAACTAAAAATGCAATAGATTCAAATACTTATGTAGTGTTTGAGATTAGCGAACTTGTAAGAGATTATCTTGATATAGAGTTTAATGGCGAATACGATAGCCAAACAGTATGGGTAGAATCTGATATAACACAATACCCTTTAGCAGATGGTGGTGGTACAGCTATTGATACTGATAACAATAACTATATAGCGTTCGATGGTTATGGTTACTTTCACGAGGGTAAGAATCCTCAGCTGTCAAGAGGGCTATTAATGTCAAATAATACTATATTCAGATTAAACTACGATAATGTAAGAATACCTGTATTTACAGAAGATACTAACTCAGTTACATTTTTGTATAAAGGAGAAGAAAAAAGAACACAAACAGTAAGTAGCTCTACAAACACAAACGGACAAATAGACTATATTACAGTAAGTGGCTTAGATGATAATGATACTTATAGAGAAAGAGTTATAAATGATAATGGTACATTAGAAGATAGTATATGCTTAGATCAATTTCTAAGAAGCTTTGACGTAGGAGAAGTAGATACTATTATTATTGACACAGATAGCGGATCAGAGGTTGTTAAAATAAACACTATTAATGAGTGTAAGTTTGATCCTTATAAAGTAACATTTGTAAATAAATTTGGTGCTTTACAAGATTTATGGTTTTTTAAGAAGTCAGTAGAAACTACCAACGTAACATCTGAACAGTTTAAAGCATCTATATTTGATCAATCAACTTTAAGCTACAAAACATATAAGCATCAGCAACAAGCATTCTTAGCACAAGGCAAAGATAGAATTGTAATGAATACAGGATATGTTAATGATGACTATAACGCCGTGTTAGAAGAGTTGTTATTAAGTGAGCAAGTATGGTATACTAAGATAACAGAAACAGAAGAACAGGTAATACCAGTAATTCCACAAACAAAGTCAATTACATACAAGACAAGTGTTAACGATAAACTTGCTAATTACACAGTAGAGTTTGAACATGCTTTTGATAAAATAAATAACATTAGATAGTGCAGAGCATACAGCTACATATCGAGGGGCAAAGAGTGGATATGTTTAAAGACGAAAGCGTATCTATCACTCAGTCTATACAAAACGTAAAGGATATCGCTAAGGTATTTACAGAGTTTACCAAGACTTTTACTCTACCTGCTTCTAAAACGAATAACAAGATATTCAAACACTATTATAACTTTGATATCACAGGGGGCTTTGATGCGAGAACTAAAAAAGATGCTACACTTGAATTAAACTACCTACCATTTAAAAAAGGTAAGATTAAGTTAGAGGGTGTAGACTTGCAAAACAGAAAACCAAAGTCTTATCGCATTACATTCTTTGGTAATACAGTAACACTTAAAGACCTATTAGGCGAAGATAAGCTAAGTGCATTATCAGACCTTAATACATACACAGATACATATGCTGATACAGATGTAGAAAGATTGCTTAAACGTAATCCATCAAGAAACTCAACAGGCACAGTAGATACAATAGGAACTTCGTCTATTACAGATAGTAGTGGTTTTGGTACTGTTAGTGTTGGCGATTTAATTACAAACACCTCTACAAACGAAACGACTTACATAACAGGCATACCTGTATCTACTGCTATTGTTTTAAATGAGCAGATATTTACAGCAGGTCAATCTTACGAAATAGCTAACCATGTTTTAGCACCTCTTATTACACATACAAAAAGATTAACATATCAAAGCAACACTCATGGGCAAACCACAGGTAATCTATGGTACGAATCAGGTAGTGGTACATCACATCATCATGGGGTTGCGTGGAACGAATTAAAATACGCAATAAGAGTACATAAAATTATAGAAGCCATTGAGAATAAATATGGCATAACATTTAGTACAGACTTCTTTAATACCTCAAACGATGCTTACTATGATTTGTTTATGTGGCTACACAGAAAAAAGGGCGAAGTTGGTTTTGGTGGGCAAATTACAAGTTTTGAAACACAAGTAACAGGTTTTCCTAATAGTACAAACTCAGGATCGAGAATGACTAATAACAACCTAAGTGTCAATGTGTCAAGTAGCTTTATTACATCACTTATACTTTCTCTATATAGAACAGGTACTGCTGAATATGGCGTTATTGTAAAAAGAAACGGAACGACTATATATACACAAACAGGTATAACAGATACAACTAAAGTTATTAATCTTCCGCAGCAATCAGGTAGCTATACTGTTTTTATTACTCATTCATCATCAATTACTTTTGATACAAGCCCTTATGTTAGGTGGACTCTTTCTTATAGAGAACCCGGTGGCGCACCTACTTTTGAGATATACCAATTAAGCTCGTCTTTTACTGCTAATGCTGAGATACAATTTGCAATCACAGAACAAATACCTGAAATTAAAATTATAGACTTTTTAACAGGATTATTTAAGATGTTTAACCTTACTACGTTTGTAGAGGAAAATGGCACTATATACGTTGACACCTTAGATGAATTTTATGAAAATAAAAAATCAATAAGCACAGCATACGATATAAGCGAGTTTGTAGATGTAAAAAGTGGGCAGGTTGACGTGGCTTTGCCTTACAGAGAAGTATCATTTAGTTATGAAGATACAGATACATTTTTAGCAGAAACACATAATCAGATATTTAACCAAGAGTGGGCTAAAACAGACTTTACACAAACAGACGATGATAACAATATAGTGGATGGTAGTCTTTATAGTGTAAAAGCACCATTCTCACACCTAAAGTATGAGCGATTAATTAATTTAACTAATAATTCACAAACAGATATACAATGGGGGTATTTTGTAGATGATAACCAAGAAAGTTATATAGGCAAACCATTACTATTTTATCCTGTATATACAAACCCATTTGAAACAATTAGCTTTATAGATCAAGTAGGTTCTGATGGCGATTATGAATCTCACAAAGCAATTTCAGGAAGTGTCAATATGCCTTCTAACAGCGTTTCGTTTAGCTCAAGTACATCTACTGATAATATAAATTTTAAAAACGAATTAAACGAATACACAGGCGATA